AATGGTGATTCTGAATATGTCGATGAGGATGAATATGAGATGAGGGCTACATTCATTGACGAGGATTGAGTATCACCAGCAGATCAGAACCCTCATGGCACAGGCCGAGAAGAATGGGACTCTGACTGAGTGGATGCGGATGATGTGCCGCAATGACATCTTCTTCCTTGCTACCTACGTCTTGGGGCGTACCGATATCGACCACATAACAGGCGACAACGGCATACCACAGTACCGTGACTGGCTCTATGAACGCTGCATGGAGATTCAAGCCAACCCGGATGGGTACATAGATATATGGGCAAGAGATCACTATAAATCGACCCTAATTACTTTCCTCAAAACGATTCAGGACATTCTAGTAGACCCAGAAATCACTGTCTGTATCTACTCATACTCCAGTTCTACAGCCACCAAGTTCCTTCGTCAAATCAAGCTTGTCCTTGAGGGCAACCGCAAGCTTATCGACTTGTTCCCCGATATTCTCTTCGATGACACTTCAAAACCCTACTGGATTGACTCCAATGGGGACAGGCAAAAAATGATCTGGTCTGAGGATGGTATCCGGGTAAAGAGAAAATCAAATGCAAAGGAAAACACTGTCGAGGCTTCGGGCCTTGTTATCGGTCAGCGTACTGGCGGTCACTACAATCTGCTCATTTACGATGACGTTGTTACGCCTGATTCTGTCACTTCCCCTGAAATGATTGCAAAGACCACGAAGCAGTGGCAGATGTCCCTCAATACAGGTTCGTCTGGTAATCTTCGTGTTCGCATCATCGGGACTCGCTATCACTATGCAGACACCTATCAGACCATCATCGAATCGGGTTTTGCGAAGCTGAGGATGTACCCATGTGTCGATGAGAGGGGAAACCCTGTCCTCTATGATCGTGAGACCATCGAGATGAAGAAAAAGGCGATGGGCAGCGGCGTTTTTGCCTCTCAGATGATGTGTGATCCCAAACAGGCCTCAACAATGGGTTTCAAAAGGGAATGGTTGCAGGTATGGGACGGCCAGAGCATGGCCAATCTCAATATCTACATCATCGTTGACCCTGCAGGAACAAAGAGTAAAAAGGCTGACTACACCACCATGTGGGTGATTGGACTCGGTGCTGACCGAAACTATTACATCCTAGACCTCATCCGGGACAAGTTCGACCTTACCGGGAAGACCAATATGCTCTTCCAGCTCGTGCAGCAGTTCACGTACCGCAATAGAAAGCCCATCGTATTCTACGAGAAGGTTTCCATGCAGTCTGACATCGAGCATATCCAGTATGTCATGAACCAGCGTAACTACCGCTTTGCTATCAACCCTGTAGGGGCCAATGCTGCAAAGGGACAGAGAATCGATGCACTGGAGCCTATCTTCCGTGAACGGCGTGTATGGCTGTGCAAGGATGCCTGGCACTACAACTGGGAAGGAGAAAGGGAAGACATGATGACTTCCTTCATCCAGCAGGAGTACATTCCCTACCCGTTCTGTGCTCACGATGATGCTCTGGACTCCCTGTCAAGAATCGCTGATATAGAGACAGGCTCACAGATGGTGTTCCCTGACCCGGTCTCGGTTGAATACCAAATCAGGTCAATGCTTGAAGGCCGTGGATTGAAGTTTGAGGATGCAATCATTGCCGATTACGAGCCGATTTGATGAAAAACTAATCTTCATCCTACAACTCTGGAAATTCCTTTACAACTTTTAATCTCATAAAGATTTGATAATTCTGGCCATCTCCTTTCCATCAATAGTGATTGATAAAGGCGACTTATTTTCAACAAACAATATTGATATACTAGTAAACTCTGAAGACTCCAGTGCTTTTGTAATTTTTGTCATTTCTGACATATTTTGAAAAAGTGAACTTTCTTCTGGGTTTTCGACTATCAGGCTATAATCCTTTCCATTAATAATAAAAGTTACTTTCTTAATCGTACCATATGACTTATTAGCAATCTTATTCTCGTTCAGAGAATAGGCACTAATTCTAAAATTTGCATATCCATTTTCCGCTAAATCTTCATCACTAACAGTTAGATGAATCTGATATTGAATACCCGATACATCAACTATGTCATAGTAATTCCATGTATAAAGAGGAAAAATCTTAGTAATACCTAGGTTTTTTTTGTACATGCCACTTAAACTTTCATAAAATTCAAGTTCTCTAGGACTTGGATACTCAATAATCCATTTACGAGTATTTGAGGGGATTGAATTCTTAACAGAAGTAAGTAACTCTTGTGCCCCATTTGTAGGAATTTCAAAATTATAACGGGTTGTCTCACAAGATACTGCAACTTTGATTCTTTGATTACTAGCAATTAAGTTTGTAATTTCTATCGCTCTAGGGCCTGCAAGAGTATTCCATAAATTTGTTGCATACTTAGAGTTTTTTGTATCGTAAGAATAAACTTTACCTAAATCATCTTTAAATTTTATACTTGCTTCAGAAGAAGGGTAAAAATTGTTTATGGGATTATCAAACCCATATTCATGAATTTCAAAGACCCATTCTTCCTGAGGGAAAGGAACACCTTTATATTGTGCAAGGATTCGAACGGAACACGGAGATGATGTTGTAGCACTATTTGAAAAAGTTCCATCAACAATAGTATAGACAAATTTTTCTCCAGTAGGGTCTCCAAAATCATCTACTACATTTCCAATTTTCCATTCTGCAAATAGAGGGAAAGTAATAAAGATAAAAATACAGATGCAAGCAATAGATATCTTTCTCATAAAGCAAGTCTCCTCTGGGAAAAAAATCAGCCAAATCCGATGGAGAAATAATTACAAGAAAACCAATTTGTTGCACAACTGATGCAATTACTCCAGAAATCACTCAAAGCTAGCTTTTATATTAGGCTATAAGTAGTGACAGGTCAACTTTAAGATTATGAGATACACCCAAAAATCACTATTATTTCTCGTTACCTCGCTACAACATTGACATCCTTCAATTTCCTAGACTGCAGTCATGAATACTGTAGTAGTTGGACTCGACAACGGTACTGGAGATTATCTGGGCCGCAGAGAGCCTATAAAACGGCAGGGTGAAGACCCGCTGGCGAAAGCCATAGCATCCAAATGGAGCAGACTCAAGACTATCCGTCAAAGGACTGAGGCTCTTCGTTGGGAGGCTTGTGCGTACGTCCAGCACCGCATGAATGAATTCAGTGATGCCAACAACCCAATCAAGCCTGTAAAGCTCTACAACACTGCAGGAATCCTCGCATTCGATACCTTCATCAACGGTTATCACGGAAACCTTATCACGCCTTCCATGCGTTGGTTCAAGCTCACCCTCATCGGTGAGAATTATGAGGACTCAGACACCATCCACGGTGCAAACGACTATCTGGAAATCTGTGAAAACCAGATGTACTCAGAGCTGAACAAGACCAACTTCTACCCGATGGACAAGCTTGCAACAAAAGACGCAGTAGTCCAGGGCACTTCTGCCGAATGGGTCTATGACGATGTTGAGTCTGGCTCTTGCGTGTTTGAGACTATCTCCCCTTGGGACTTCTGGATCGACAAAAATTCCCGTGGGAAAATCGACACCATCTTTATCCGCTTCACCATGACCGCTGCAGATGCTCTGGATAGGTTCAAGGACAAAACTCCTCCCAACATCAAAGGGGATGTTGAGACTGATGCAGGGCATACCGAGCATGAATTTGTTCTTGCAATTTATCCGAGGAAGAAGCTCCGAAGCGATAAGGGCAAGGTGCTCATTTCCACCGAGAAACCCTATGCCGCAGTCACCTATTATCCAGTTGAGGATTGCATCGTTGAGGAATCGGGTTATGACGAATTCCCTGTAGCTGTCCACGTCTTCGAGCCAGATGGGACTTCCGTCTACGGCAAGGGCATGGTTATGAAGTACATCACTGAGCTGAAGAGGCTCAATTCGATGTCCAAGGACAGCCTTGAGGCGATACAGAAAATAGCAAGGCCTCCGATGTCCATTCCAGAATCCCTGAAGGGCAGGTTCTCCGCCGATCCGGGTGCAAGGAACTACATGGGCAATATGGATGCAAAGCCCGAGGTAATCCAGACCGTTCAGGATGTTGGTTGGCTCAGTCAGGAAATCAAGGAGCTTGAGGAAAAAATCGGGAGATTGTTCTTCAACGACCTGTTCAACTACCTCATGCGGCAGGACAAGGTGCTCACCGCAACACAGACGCAGGCAATCAAGAACGAGGAACTTGCTCTCCTCGCCTCAATCCTCGGCACGACCCAATACATGAAGATCAACCCGATTGTTAGAAGGGTCTTCAAGATCATGGTCAAGGGAAACCGATTGCCCAAGCCTCCCAAGGAAATGCTCAGGGTAAAGAACGCACTCATGCGTATCGAACTGGACGGCCCTCTTGCGAAGAACGTGAAAATGTTCGCCATGCAGGACGGACTCCAAGCCTCCCTTGAATGGATGCAAGCCCTCCACGCAATGCAGATGACCAACACCTTCGACAACATCGATACAGACATTTTCGTCCGCAAAGCGATGATCGCCGCTGGCATGCCTCAGTCGGTTCTCCGTGAGCTTGCAGACGTAGAGCAGATGAGGAAGCAGAAGGAAGCAATGATCCAGCAGCAGATGCAGATGCAGCAGATGCAGCAAGCCTCCGAAATCCAGCGGAACATGAACGGTCAGGCAAATCTAAACAACGCAGGGGGGATGAATTAGTTGATTACTCGTCACACCAAGCTTTCCAACGAGGACATGTTGCACAGGCATGCGGTTAGAAAAGCCTACAACACAGCCGAAGGAAGGCAGGAGCTTATCAGACTTCTCACTGACCTTGGGACTTTCAGGGAGATCACTGCAGATGAGCTTCCGTTGAGGAATTACGGAATCCGCAAGTTGGAGGAACTCGGATTCTTGGACATAGAAGTGATTGTGGAGGTGGTGAACTTCATGTTCTCGCTTCCTCTCGCCTTGAGACCGACTGTCGAAGAGACGGGCGATGCAGATGACGACCTCTTGTAGGTCGATTGGAGACATATATGCCGGGTGATGGAGAACAGCAGAACGTTCAGACTCCTGCGGATACTAATTCTGCTAGTACACAGAATCAAGTACCCAATGGTGGGCAGACCCCTGCTACCCCTGAAACGAAGCAAACCACCGCACAGAAGTGGATGGCACAGCTCCCTGACGAATTGAAGGGCAACGAGAAGCTTTCCGGGTATTCCAGCTTGGGTGAGGCATTGAAAGGCCTTTTGGATGGAAGCACACCAAAAACCAAGGAAGGTGGCGAGGGATCACAGGATACACCTCCTGCGATTGAATACAAATTCACGAAGACTTTCGTGGAAGGTGCCGACAGCGATGGGACGCTCACAAAGACGCTGACCGATACCCTCAAGTCGCTTGGGCTTCCTCAAGACAAGGCAGAGCCGATATTCAACGCACTGGTCGATTATCAGAACGGAGCAGTCGAGTCCTACAAGACGAAGGGCAAGGAACTGTGTGAAGCCGCTCTGAAAGAAAGCTGGGGTGACAAGTATGACGGCAAGTACGCTGCCATGAAGAGGGCCTACGACACGTTGGTCAAGGAAGGCTCTGATCTCGACAAGGGTCTGAAGATGACGGGAGCACACAACAACCCGTTCGTTGCACAGATGCTTGCCGAAATCGGTGAATCCATCAGCGAACACACACCCCCGGGTCGCTCTTCCGTTGGAAACAAGCAGACCTCGGGTTTCCTCTCAAGGGAAAACGAAGTCTATCCGTGGCAAATGTAAAAGGAAATTAAGCAATGGCATACGAATACATGACTCTGGCTGAGCTGACCAAAGGTCTTGGCAAGCCGGACATCACCAATGTAGTGGACGAAATCACCCGTTCCACCACCATGCTGGCAGACGCTTCGTTCACCGAAGCTACCGGCATGCTCGAACATCAAGGCATGAGAAAAACCAGCCTGCCTGTCAACGAATGGGTTGCAATCGACCAGGGCGGCAAGTCCAGCAAGGGACACAAGGAATTGTTCAAGGACGAACTCGGCATGATTGAGTCCTGGGCAACCGCACGACAGAAGGAAGGCATGATCGCCCCCAATCCTGAAGCTGTCTATGCAGAGGATGAGAGGGATCACGTAACCTCGATGGGTCTGGATGTCGAGTCCTGCCTTATCTACGGCGGAGCAAAGGTCGGGCAGTTCAAGGGAATCATGCCCCGGTTCAATCGGATTACCGAGGCCAAAGACCTCGCAAACATCCGCAGCAAACCGCAGTTCATCACTCTCGACAACGGTGGTGATACCGATGAGGCGATGTCTTCGGTTCTCATGGTTGTATGGGGTTCTGGTGCAACCAACATGCTGTATCCCCGATATGCAGCAAACCGTGGCATCCAGATCACCAAGGGCCAGTGGCAGGTAATCGAGGAGAACGGCGAGAAGTTCTTCCAGCGTGACACCCAGTTCCTCATGAGCACTGGTCTGAGCCTCATGAACCGCTTTGCGGCCTTGCGTATCGCCAACATCGATACCAGTGACACCGCTCTTGCGACCTCCATGCCGAAGCTGAAGAAGAACCTGTTCAAGGCCTTTACTCTGCTTCCCAAGGAATTCAAGGGTCGTGTTCGCATCTACGCACCCGGTTCGGTACTCGCTGGATTGAACGACTACTATGCTGGTCTGGTTCAGCCTGTCACCTATGAGAACGCCATTCCGACCAACGCAATCGGTGACGTTCGGTTTGATCGCTTCGT